GCATTAAAGGCGCAAAATGACCGCCTCATGCAAGCCCTAGGGCAGTACGGCTATCAAGGCGACCCAGACACAATTGCAGACGCTTTGTTTGCACAGTCGCAAGGCATTTCTGTAGAGGAAGCCACAGCGCAGAGACAAGCGGCAGAAGCGGAGAACGCAAAATATCAGCAGTTAGAATCACAGCTAGAGACGTACAGACCGTTAGCGATTAAAGCGTTGATGGCTGAGGACCTCGCAAAAGTACAAACCGTCAACCCCGAAGTGAAAAACCTTGACGATCTCGGGCCGGACTTCTTCAACCTAATGGGAGCATTGCATGACCCTATATTAGCTTACGATGCACTCCAAGCGAAAAAGGCCAGAGAAACCAAGCCAATCCCGCAAGACATTGGCGCGGTCAATTCAAGTTCGAGCAAAGAAAAAGACTTTTACACTTCTGCGGAGGTTGACAAACTGACGGACAAAGACCTCGATAACCCAAAAATCATGGAAAGGGTTAGAGCGTCAATGCTCAAGTGGAAATAAAGGAGTGAAAGACATTGGCATATCAGAATTTTAAACAGACCTTTTGGTCTAAACATATCCAGCACGAACTGGAAAAGAAAGCGATCCTCGCGGAATTCTGCAACAGAGAATTTCAGGGCGAAGTAAAACAAGGCAACCAGGTTAAAATCCTCGGAGTAGGCAGACCGACAATCGGCAACTACACAGGAGCCGACATCGGAACGCCTGAGGCCGTTGAGGATTCCTCTGTATTCCTGACAATCGATAAAGCGAAGTTCTTCAACTTCATGGTAGATGATATCGACAAAGCACAGTCTGTACCGGGACTCATGGAATCCCTAATGGAAGAAGCCACGATTGCAATGAACTTGCAGATTGATACTGACATTGCAGCACTCGCTGTAAATGCTGGCGCAAAGTCCGCAACAACCCAGATCAATTCAGCCGCTACAGCAAAGACCGCTATTGATGCCGGTATTCTTGCACTTAGAGAAAACGACGTTCCAATCACGGCAGATGTAGTGTTGGAAATCCCTCCGTTCGTCTATCAGTGGATGAAAGACAAGTACATAGAACTTGATACCGCCAACTCAGAAATGATGAAAAAGGGCATCATGGGATTCTATGACAACGTAAGAGTAAGGGTATCAAACAACCTTTACAATGACGGAACCGACTATTATGCAATGATTAGAACCAAGAAAGCCATTGCATACGTAAATCAGATCGACGAAGTAGAGCCTTACAGACCGCAAGGCTTATTCTCCGACGCAATCAAGGGCCTGAACGTATATGGTATGAAGGTTTCAAGACCTAAAGAACTGTATGCAATCAAGTGCCATAAATAAGGAAGGAGTGATTTAAATGACTATAGGAGCAGTAACAAACGTAAATCTAACAAGAAATGTCGCAGCGGCCATGGGCGCATTCGTAGACTGTGTAGTAAATGAAGGCGTAACCGTTGATGCAGCGAAAGACGATCAGAAAATTTGCATCCACTTAAAGAACGCTTTAACCAACGCAACCCACACAGCAGTAATCACCAAAGGAAACGGCTTACAGGGTGTAGCAGACCTTGAAGTTACTTTGGGGTATTCAGCTGAGAAAGTTATTGTTGTTGAATCCGGCGCATACAAGCAGATTTCCGGCGACAACAAAGGCAAAATCCTGATTAAAGACAAAAACACAACCAACACCAACGTTATTTCAGTAGCAGCGGTAGTATTACCGTAAACATCAGGGGCAGAAATGCCCCTTTCTATTTCAGTTTAAATAACAGGAGGTTATTTATGAAAGAGTTAAAAATGCCACTATTAACAAATAAGTACACCCAAGTCTACCAAGAGGAAAACTACAAATATAACGCACCGCACAGATTCTCAGTAAGTACGGTGGAGGAACCAAGTACAATTTTGGCAGACATTCATTTCCAAGAAGGACCTATCAAAGAATGCGGAGTTAATGGAGTTTGCAATGAAGACTTAATCAACATGGTTATATGCAGATTAGAGGGATTCCAAAATTCAGAGTTTGCTTGTCGAGAAAACGCACTGGCGATAACCAAACTGGAAGAAGCCCTTTTATGGCTCAGAAAAAGAACTATGGCGAGAGAAAGCAGAGGCGTTGAAGGAACGCATATAAAATAATGTCAAGGAGGCAGAAATGCCTCTTTTACCATGCTAAGAGTATTACAGGTGCAACTCCTGAAAGCGTGACCGAACGGAGGTTATATGAAAACCCTAATAGCAATCCCAACATCAAGAGATATAGAAATCCAGTGTGCCGCCTCAATTATCGGCATGGACAGGGGGCGAATCGGCGTGTTTTGCCCTCAATCCTATTCCATAGACGCATCGAGAAACCTCATAGTCGAACATGCCCTAGAAATTGGCTACGATTACATAATGTGGGTAGATTCCGATATGATTTTACCCAAGAACACCCTGACACAGTTAATGTCGCACGACAAGGACATTGTTTCGGGGGTGTACGCTTATAAAATCCTCGGCGGTGAAAATGCAGTCGCTAAGAGATTCAAAAAAGATGCGGTCGACACCTATGAGGATATTCCCCTAAAGGAAATCAGAGAGTCCGAACAACTAATGGAAATCGACGGTGTAGGGTTCGGGTGTGTGCTGACTAAAGTTGATATGTTCCGACACATTAAAAAGCCATGGTTCAAATACACCCCGAAAATGGGCGAGGACATTTACTTTTGCCGAAAAGCACAAGCCAAAGGATATAAGGTTTATTTAGATACATCAATACTTTGCGGTCACATTGGGAGTGTAAACTATAACATAAAATAATCTCTTGACTTGTATTGCGAATTGCGATACAATATAAACAGGAGGTGAAATATGGCTACTAATATTGCAACTAGATGCACGGAAGAAGAACACGCAAAAGTAAAGGCAAAAGCCGACGAGTTAGGCATGACAATTAGCGAGTATGTGAGATTCGTTTCACTACACGCAATCGTAGAGGTAAAAGTAAAGGAGGACAAGCAAGATGGGGAGAACAGAGAAATCCTTAAGGGGAAAAGAAGCGTATAACTCGTGTTTTCCGACACGGCTCAGAATATTACTTGATAGGATGGATGAAACACAGGGCAAACTAGCAGATGCTATCGGGGTAAAAAGACAATCAATAGGGCAGTGGAAAGATGGCACAACTACGCCAGATGTTATATCTCTAAGAAAAATCGCAGAGTATTATGATGTTTCAGCAGACTACTTGATAGGATTGAAGGACACGCCCGAAAAGACAGATGAATTACTGGCCGAAAAGATAAAAGAGTTAGAGAGCCAAATTATTGAAATAGCCGAAATCAACAACAGGTTAAGCAGAATATTATCTTAATAAAACATAGCCACAAAGGGCAGTCTTAACAGGCTGTCTTTTTTATGTGCAAAAAGGAGTGATGAAATGGAAACATGGGAAAGCGTACAAACCGCAGTCCTTCAAAAGATGGGGCTTATCACATCTGATACCCTAGTCAGAAACACCACGACCAACCCAGTAATCGCCGCCATGCCACCGCCAGCAAATAGAGGTTTGCAACTTCTTTCAACGGCCGGCAAGTTTATAACCAAGTCAATAGAGATCACGCAACAGTCACTACAGGAAATGAACGCACTTCCGTCGCCACTCTACATGATGAATATTTACCAGCATCAGAACGACGACATACCACCGTACACAGCGATAGGGGCGAAATCGTACTACTTTGAAGTGGACAACCCAGCCACGGTGGAAATTACAGTTGACGGAGTTACGACCACCATAACCAATACTGTTAAGGGAAAATTTACAGCCTATAAGGGGAATATATCAAACCCCGACAAAAAAGCCGTTACAATCGAATTTAAAGGCTCTTATCCGTACCAATACAGAAATATAGCCTTTTATAATGTGACCTTCGAAACCGATGCCGATGTTTGGGATTATGTTTCAGAAAGACGATACGAACTAAAGACCTTAGCGACGGATTTCTACAGGCTAAAAGAAATCATCTATCAAGGCGGATTCAATGATAACCGATACGAGAAAACCTCAGACTACCACATGGAAGGTGATTCAACTCTGGTACTAAACGGATTCAATAAAGGCAGCTGGAAAGTCACTTACTACGCATATCCGCAGACCATCACCAAAACCACATTAGGCACGACCGAATTAACGCTTGATCCCGAAGTTGCCGCGCTACTCTCAACTTACATAGCATCAGAGTTAATGATGGAGGACGAGCCAAGCATGGCGGTACAGTTCAGAAATGAATTTGAAGTCGCTAGGGGTGAGTTAAGACCATCCGACACAAGCGGTACGGTGGAGTTTGTAGCACCCGAACCTATAAGAATGGGGTGGTGATATGGCGAAATTCACAGCACCCAAACCCAAAGCAAAGCAGAGCGAGAACATTGAAACATTTTTAGGGGCAGATTTGTCAAACGGCTCAAATAATGTAGCAAAAAACAGATCCCCAAGCTGCCCGAACATGATTCGTTCAGAAGTCGGAAAAGTAGAACAAAGAGGTGGAATCCAGTTAGTCAAAACCTACGCAGGGCAGATTAACGGAGTCCACTTTTTATATGGTGCCACAACTAAAAAATTAGTCCACCACGGCACGAAAATATCATTAGATGGCGATACCCCTACGGAGTTATACGCAACCGCCAGCGACGGTATTTCAATCTCAAAACAGATCAACGGCAAGCTGTGGATTCTGGACGGACTGAAATATTTAATGTACGACGGAACGACCATAACAGCAGTTGAGAACACAGGCACGATTCCAGTTACCTTAATAGCCAGAGCACCTACGGGCGGTGGTACTGTTTTGGAACCGATTAACTTAATCCAGAAATCCATGACAGTAAAGTTTGCTGGACTCGCTTCGGTGACGGTTTATTATTTGCCTTATGCCGCGCTCGATGCCGACACTCTCATAATTAAAAAATTAAAGGTAGACGGAACGTTTGACACCTTAGTTGAGGGAACGCACTTCACGGTCAACCGAACCTTGGGAACCATTACATTCGGCACAGCACCAGGAGTTTCACAAATAGTGGGAGAAGACAACATATGGGTAACATTTGCCAAGACCTTCTCGGGGTATGCCGACAGAATCAACAAGTGTGATGTTTCCATCCTATATGGAATGAATGGCGCAAGAGATCGTTTATTTGTAACAGGCAATCCCTCATTACCCAACTACGACTATTACTCCCAACTAAACGACCCGACATTTTTCGGTGATATCAACTACGGAGTCATAGGGCAAGATAGCTCAAAGATTGTGAATTATTCCATAGTCAACGACTACCTTGTGACCCACAAGGACAACGCTGAGAACGACAACAACACAAACCTGAGAAAAGGTGAACTGATTGATTCTAAAGCGGTGTTTACCTCGCAAGGTTCTTACCAGACTAGTGGAGCGTTGGCAAAATACTCATTTGCAAACATGGAAAACGAGCCTGTATATGTGACCACAGAGAAGAACATAAGTGCCGTGACACCATCCAACGTACTCGGAGAAAGATTCTCACAGGAACGAAGCTACTACATAACAAGAGCATTGGAAAAAGAAACTTCATTAGCAGACTCTTTTGGGTTTGTGTTTGACAAGTTTTATTTTTTAGCTTGCGGTTCGACGATTTACGTTCTGGACAGCCTTCAATACTCAATCTCGAAAGACCGTCCATTAAGTCATAGACAATACGAATGCTATTACTTCCCCAACATTTCCGCAAGAATCCTATGGGAAGAGGGCGGAGAACTTCATTTCGGTACGGCAGACGGAAAGATTAAAAAGTTTGTCGCAAGAAAAGCAGATGACGAGGGCGTGGCCATTTCCGCGTGGTGGGACACTCCTTTCTTAGATGGAAAGAGTTTTGCTGATAAGAAGACATTTGTTTACATAGCGGTTAGACTAGCGGTTGCGCTTTTAACGGGAGTCAGGATTTCAATTTTTGTCAATGGGCGATGGAGTATTTTAAAAGACTACACAAACGAAGCAAACTTTATCAGCTTTAGTAACTCCACGGTTTCGTTGAGCAATTCAAAATTTTCATTTAGAACCGACACTTCCCCCAAAACACTCGGCTCAAAGATAAAGGAAAAGAATCACGACAAGGTTCAGTTCCGATTTGAAAATTCACGCCTTGGCGACACGTTTGGATTGTATAAAATCCTAATCGAGTATACCGAGGGCAACAAATACAGAAAGTAGGTGATTAAATGGCATTTAGCGATTATACGGAAAGCACTGAAATAATTGCAAACCTAGGCACAGATCCCGAAGACCGACCCGATATGGATGACGATGAATTTAAGGGTAAATTTGACGAAAACGCTGCAAAAATTAAAACGTGGCTAAATGGAACGCATAAGACCGAGTTAACAGCCCTTGAGACTAAGACCGACGCAAAAGAAAATAAGGAAATCACATACGTTGCCGTAACTGCATCTAGGGATCTAACCGCAGATGATTTATACAAGTGGATTGTAGCCACTCACGCAGCTACCCCTATTGTACTAACAATGCCAAAAGATCTGACGACCGAAGACGCTTGGATTGTTATTGAACAAGGCGGAGCTGCGCAAGTTTCAGTTTCCGCCGCTACAGATGTAACAATAAAACCTGCGACAAAGTTAAAAGTAAACGGGCAAGACAGCGCCGCAGTATTGACGCACAGAAGCGGCACGCCTAACACCTGGGGCTTTCAAGGCTCTGTGAAAGCGTGATAGTATGCATCCAGTAGTAAGGGCAATGTTGCAAGCGAATGTGGTTAAGGGAAAAGCATATTATGATGGCAATGGCGATTACATAACGCTTGCAGATAGCGAAGATTGGAGTTTCGGTAACGGAAACTTAGAAATAGAGTTTGCTATCACGCAAGCTAACATTTCGACAACGAAAATGATTATTAGCCAATATTCAACAGGAAATTATTGGTACTTAGAATACCAACCGTCTAATAGCAGATTTTATTTCCTCTCAGCTGTGAGTGGTTCAAATGTTGCAAATTATTATTTTTCAGTAACTCCGCAATTAGCGGTTGAAAAAACGTACAAGCTTACCCGAGTAGGCACTTCGCTTACATTAACGGAAGATGACACGCCTTTAAGCGCAACCGTAAACACCGCAATTGGTACTTCAAATCTCACAAACTCAACATCGGCGCTTTACATTGGCGCGTACGCCTACGACGGGAGCGAATCAATAAACGCGTACATGGATAGTTTTAAAATAACAAAGGGCATTACGGTAGTTTTAGATTTAAAATTTGCCGAAGAAATTGGCGCAACAACATTCATAGACGGCACAGGCAAAACCGTCACAACTCACGGCGATGTCGTAATCGTTGAATAATCCCCTTGACAACGCCCACTCAAAGTAGTATACCGTAGTCAAGAGGTGAACCATGAAACTTATTCCATTACTACTAATCGCATTAACCCTGACAGGATGCGCCGTTGCAGACGCTAAACCTTCTGTGCCCGTGAAGCCAGTCGAAGTCGTTGAGCTGCAAATCACCGAAGCCGACATTGAGATCCTAAAAGAATCCTGTGTCATGATATACGCCGACAACGGAGAAACAGAAGTCCAAGGCTCGGCAGTGGCGATTGGCGAAAATCGATACCTCACAGCATACCACGCAATAGCCGATGGCAGAACGAACCTCAAAACCTCAGACGGTGAAAAGCTGACCATAGAGAGCTATAGCGAAGAACTTGACATAATGGTGCTTACATCCGAAAATGAAGCGGTTCCTGTAAAGATAGGCGATTCCGACAATGTGCGCGTAAATGATGAAGTTATAATCATAGGATCACCAATGGGAGAAAAGAACACCGTAATTCGAACAACCGTAAAATTGTTGGTTGACGGCATAGTAACTTGGAAAACCGTTGGAGGCGGCACAAGCGGTGGCGCAGTATTCGATACGCAAGGCAACCTAATTGGAATTGTAATTTCAGGTAGCGCAATGGATTATGTAACTATCGCAGTGCCAATCAACACCATATTGGAACAGCTCTAAAAAATTAACACTTCATAAGAGAACCTTTTCAGGTTCTCTTTTTTATGTCCATTTTTAAGAACATGAGTTCTTTTTTTTATTGGAAAGGAGATAAAAATATGGCATTATCACCAGCACAAATAGCGGCAGGTAAAAAACTTAAAGAAAAGCTCCCGGGAGGTGGAGCATATGTAACACAGATAAATGTGCCTACAGCAAACACCGCGCCAAAAGTTACGCCAACCCCAACATTTCAAGCACCCAAAACAACCGCACCAACATATACCGCTCCAAAAACAACGAGCGCAACAAATACAACCGCATCTATAGCACCGGCAACGCCAGTAGTTGAGCAAGAAGCGCCTACATGGATCGGAAAAGGGCCAGTCGGGGGTGGGAGCGGTAGCGGTGTGACTTCAAGCGACTATTACCAGCAACAACTTGACGCACAGCAAGCGGCTATCCAGCAGAGAATAAATGCGGCAGTAGAACAAAACAACGCCTATATTCCACAAGTCAACCAGAGGTCAGACCAATCCTTACAGAACGCTTACATACTTAGGGAGCAAAACAGAGTCAATGCTCCACAAGCTCTATCTGCATTAGGTTACAATGGTGGCGCGGCTGAATCCTCTTTAATGGGAATCAACACAGGCTATGAGAACACCCGAAACACCGTAGAGCAGAACCGCAGTCAATCATTAGATGAAATCTACCAGAACGAACAGCAGATCAGAGCGACAGGCGATGCGACTTTATCCGAAGCGTCAGCGGACTACTACAATAAATTAGTCCAAGCACAGCAGGCGGCAGAGGCAAACCAACGCGAACAAATGCAATGGGAAGCTGAATATGGCTTAAAGGAAAAAGAATACGAAGATGCAGCGGCTCAACAGGCTTGGCAGAATGCCTACGACGAGAGACTGCTAGGATTGAAACAGCAGTCAAGCGGTGGCTCAAAAAGTTCAACTGGTGGAGCTGCGCCAGAAACGGCGACAAATTCCGCTTATTACTCAACAGCCGACAGAATGCTCTCAACCTTATCGGTTCCGTCCTCAATGACTGCTTTAATTAGACAATACAACTCAGACGGTAGATTGTCCGACGAAGAGGCAACCGCCTTACTTAGAAAATATGGATTGACGTGGTGATAAAATGTTAAATTGGGATGAAATCGAAAAGAAAACTGCATACAAACAGCCCGTTCAGAAAGTAGTCCTGCCCAAAGCGCAGCCAAAATTGCCCAAACTACCTGTAAATACTTCTTTCGGATCGGTGCTGGACGAATACAACACCTCTCTCCCCGGAATCGGGAATCAAGTAGCAAAAAACCTCGCTCCAGAAAGAAAGCAAGAAATTGCACAGGGCACGCAGAGATTCTTTGAAAAGGCCCCCGTACAGGCTGGATATATGCAAGGCGTTTCGCTCAACGACCCTATTAAGTCCTTGGAGAGAAAGCTAGGCACAGACATAAACACGGAGCAAGCGGAGAAGTCGGGATATTATAAGGCCGGGGAAATCGGCGGCATAATGACGCAGTTTGCCTTGCCTTACGCAGGGGCATCAAAAGGAATAGCCGCAGGACTCACAAAATTGCCGAAGTACGCCCAACTAGGTAAGCTCGGTCAAGGTGTCGCAAAATCCGTGACAACTGACTTAGCGGTTGGACTTCCTTTAAATGTGAACTACGCCTATAACAAGGAAGGTCTGCAGGGCAAGGAAGCGGCAAAGAGCATTGCTTTAAATACAGGAATTGACCTCATAACAGGGGGAATCCTCGAAGCCGTACCGATGTTTCTGAAAAGCGGTAAAAAGGTCGCATCTAAAGCAGATTTCGACACGTTACCACCATCAGAGAAAACCGAAGTTATGAGCGAACTAGAACGGCTTGCGTATGAATCCAATGTCAGAAAAGGCAAGATCACACCGCAGAACGATACTTTATATGGGAACTCATTTAGACCAACTATGGGCGAATTACCAGCACCAAAAGTACAACAAGGGCGAACAGGGGCGAACATTAAGCCAATAGAGGCGAACGCTTACCACGGCTCACTTAAGGCAAAAGATATAAAGGAATTTAAACCATCAAATAGCGGAGAATTAGGCAGAGGATTATATTTTTCAAAAGATAAATCATATGCAGAACAGTATGCGGTAGAGGGTTACGGTTATCCTATGGGGAAAAGTGCAGGGGTAATCAACCTTAACATTGACAAATTAAACCTTAAAACCATCACAAAACAAGAGTGGATTGATGAAAGAAGCCGTTTTTTTGATGCAGAGCAAGCATTAAACGGAGGTGTGTGGAATGGTGATGTATTTAAACGTGCGGAGCAAAAACTTAACGAAAAATACATATCAGAGGGTTACGACGGTCTTTATGTTGATGGCGAAAAGCAAGGCGTTATTTTCCCCGAAAAGATTAACAGCGTCAAGAGAACATCACAGATTCCGTCAACACGCTTGCAACCTAAAAGTATGTACGCCAACGCAGTCGGTCAGCGAGAAGTGCCCCGAACCATAACGCCAAACGAACTACCAAAAGCAAACAAAGTACAACCACAGCCCCTACCCCAAGCCCCCACAAAGCCTGCACAGCCGATTTTACCGCAAAAAGGTACAGAGATACCAAAAGAACAGCCGTTCGCGCAAAATGGCAATTTACCAAAGTATAAAGATCTCGGCGCAGACACATTTAAAGGTGAAAAAACCACCGGGCAATTAGTCGATGAATATGGTGCATTTCCTAAAGGCGAAGCGCCAAGAGCGAGAGAAATTGATGTTCCGAAGAAAACCGATTACGGCGACGTTCAGCAGCACGTCAGAACCTTACAGGAAAGCGCGATAGTAGATGATACCCTTTTTAAAGACATTGACGAATCAATCAAGGAAGGCACATTTACCAAGTTTGTGAAGAAAAACCAAACTGCCGTTGAAGACGCAAGCAGAACCATTGAAATAAACTTTGATGATGCGCTTGACCGGTTCAGAAGCGTTACCACGTCGGAAAAAACGCCTACCTCATACGATGTTGCGCTTGGGAATCGATTATTGCAGGAACTTCAAAAACAAGGCAAATATGAAGATGCTTTAAGCGTTGCAACGGACTTATCGCAGATCCTTTCCGAAACAGGGCGAACCTTACAGGCGGCACGAATAGCAAAAAGACTTTCTCCCGAAGGGCGTTTGATGATGGTCACGAAAACCGCCAGCAGAATCGAGCGTAAAACAGGCGGCAAAGTTAAACTATCAGACGACACCATAAAGAAAATAAGCGAAGCTACGACAGAAAAAGAGATTGTCGAGGCGAACCAAAAAGCCGCCACTGAAATGTGGAATCAGATTCCAGCCAACTGGATTGATAAGGCTAACGCGTGGCGCTATATGGCTATGCTGTTTAACCCTAAAACCCATGTGAGAAACATCGTCGGAAACTCTATTTTCGTTCCAGCAAGGGCGTTTAAAAACGCAATCGGGGCGGCAATAGAAAAACCTTTTGTAAAATTGGGCGACAGGACAAAAGCCGTTTTAACCAAGGCAGACAAGGACATTGTGGAGTTCGCCAGAAAAGACTTTGATAATGTGAAATCAATCTTGAAAAACGAAGGCAAAATCGATGACAACTTTAGACCGTATGACGCAAAAGTTTTTGACAAAAAAGGGCTTGAGGCAATTCGTAAACTTAACCTAAACGCACTAGACGCAGAAGATACATGGTTTATGAAATTCGCATACGACGGTTCATTAGCGCAGTATATGAAAGCCAATAAATTGAATCCGTCAGATATGGTTGGCGAGGCTTTAGACAAGGGCAGAAAATATGCCATGAACGAAGCGTTAAAGGCAACTTACAGAGATTTCAACGCATTTTCGGCGGCTATTTCCAGAACTAAGCGGACTTTAGCGGAAGGTAAGGCTAATACCGCAATGGGGAGTTTGGCAAAAAAAGGCGCGTCGGTTGCGCTTGAAGGAATAATCCCGTTTGCAAAAACCCCTGTAAACATTCTCAGAAGAGGATTTGAATACTCTCCCGTTGGGCTGGTTGACGGAATTGTCAAAATGGCGAAAGGTGTAAAAAGTGGCAAGGCCACAGCAGCAGAAGCAATTGACACACTGGCGACCGGGCTTTCCGGAAGCTCTGTTTTAGCGCTGGGCGTTCTATTGGGGTATCAAGGTATCGTTAAAGGCAAAGAGGGCGAATACAGCGATAAGGCATATAATTACGACACAATGCAAGGGTCACAGAATTATTCGCTTGACCTCGGATCAGGAACCTATACCATAGATTGGGCGGCTCCGCTTTCTATGCCGTTTTTTGTAGGCGTGGAACTAGCAAAAGCCATAAAAGAACAAAATGCCGACCTAGGAAGAGTGCTCGATTCTGTCACGGCAATGCAAGACCCACTGTTTAACCTTACTATGCTGCAAGGAATCAACGATATTCTTAAAAACAACTATGAGGGCATGGGGCAAACCATAACGGAAATTGGGCTTGGTTATGCCGGACAGTACAACCCGACCTTATTCGGACAAGTTGCGAGAACCGTTGACACAACAAGACGAACCACAACCAGCACAAATGAAATTCCATTAACAAGGCAGCTTGAAAGGTTTGGCAGAAAACAAGTCGCAAAACTCCCGGTCGCAAGCATGGCGTTAGAACCTTACGTTGACTTGTGGGGCAGAGAACAGAAAAGCGGCAATTTTGCGGAAAACTTTTTAAGCCCTGGGTATTGGCAATCTGACAATGTTACGTCTGTTGACAAAGCAATTAACCGTCTCAGGGAAACGCTTGACGAAGAAACCGCTAAGAAAATAATCCCGCGCAAGACAAGCCAGTACGAAGTGGTAAAGGATAAAATTCCTTACAGGATGAACGAAAAGGAATTGACACAGTTCCAGAAAACGCGCGGAAAAGAATCTTACAGGCGGCTTGAACTTCTGTTTAATTCGTCAGCGTACCACGGAATGTCAAGCAGTGAAAAATCCAAGGCTATTTCAAAAGTATACGACGAAGCATTTGAAAAAGCTAAGTCTGAGTTACTTAAATAAGGGGCCTCCGGGCCCTTTTAAATTGGAGGCAAAGCATGAAAACATTAAAACGAGGCTCAAAGGGCGAAGCGGTCAAATTATGGCAAGCCCGGATAAGGGTAGAGGTTGACGGCGACTTCGGGCCAAGAACCGAAATTGCAACAAAAACATGGCAGAAAACAAACAGTTTAAAGCCCGACGGAATAGTCGGACCCGATACACAACAGAAAGCCGGATTCGTAAAAACCAAACACAGTAACCTATATGTTATCAGAATCCCATTCAACGCTATCCTGGATGCGGACGTTTTATTAGGCAAGCGCCAGCGCGTGGAAGACTTCGACTTTTCATATGACATGATTCTTAACGCTGGGCTATTCTGTATGCAGTCGGGCAAAAACACCACAGATTTAGTAATAGACGGAAAACTTGATAACGGCGGCAATTACACCGACAAAGGGCTGGCGTTCGATGGTAATAAAATCTACCCAGCAAGAACAAGCGAGATCGTCGGAAAATCCAATGTTGATTTCTTAGGAGGTGGTCCTACATTAATCTGGGACTTTGTGAAACACCTTGATCTAAAAGGTATTGTTTCCAGTCTCTTATCCTCCATAACCCAGCGTATGGCGTTCGGGGTGGATAACGAAGCGTTTTACATAATCACCACAGGCAGAGAAAATAAGTGCTCGCTTTACACGATTTTAGCAGAAGGGCTTTATCAGAAGTTAAAAACCCTAATCGGCGGCGACGGTGGCGGCAGTGTGGCTTTAGATTGGCTGGGGATTATCTTTACGGGGAACAGGCCGATCCCGACAGTTATAGCATTGAAATTGGCAAGGTGGTGGTAAGATGGAAATAGAGGGTAGAATCGTCAAAAACTTTTCCTTTAAGGAAATGGCAAACAACGAAACCAGCGACAAGGTAAAATTAAGAATTGACACCCCCGAAGCAACGGAACACGCATTTATGATGCAAGAGTTAAGGGATTGGGCGGTCGAAACTTACCCTGATGTATTTATCGAAGGTTTGAAAGTTTCAAGTTGGTACAGGACAAAAGAATACAATGCAAGGCCAAGTGTTGGCGGTGCATCTAATTCAGCGCATTTGGATTGCCGAGCAACTGATCTAAAAAACATACCCGAAAACCTATACGACAAATTTATAACTGCATGGCAAGTGATTTGCGCCAGACATAACAAAATCGGCGGCATAGAGCTTTACGATTGGGGAATGCACTTTGATTC